CCAACGGCGTTTACGAGGCGGCTACGGTCGCCAACCAGAACGGCCCGCGCCCGAAAGCGAAGCGCGACGACGGCGAACTGCTGACGACCATGCGGTCGCGGCTGTCGATGGCGATGGGCGCGCTGAGTGCCAGCCGTTCTGACGAACTGGACGACCTGCGGTTCATGGCCGGCAGCCCGGACAACAACTGGCAGTGGCCCGCAGACGTTTTGGCTACGCGCGGCAGCGTGCAGGGCCAGACGATCAACGCCAGGCCCTGCCTGACGATCAACAAACTGCCGCAGCACGTTCGGCAGGTCACCAACGAGCAGCGCCAGAACCGGCCCAGCGGCAAGGTGATTCCTGCGGACGACCGCGCAGACCCTGCGGTGGCCGAAATCTACGACGGCATTGTGCGGCACATTGAGTACATCTCGGACGCCGACGTTGCCTACGATACGGCGTGCGAGAACCAGGTGACGTTTGGCGAAGGGTACATCCGCCTGCTGACGGAGTATCTGGACGACAACACGTTCGACCAAGACATTCGCATCGTGCGGGTCCGCAACGCGTTTAGCGTGTACATGGACCCAACGATTCAGGATCCATGCGGCGCGGACGCCAAGTGGTGTTTTGTCACTGAGGATCTGACCAAGGACGAGTACGAGCGGCAGTTCCCGGACGCCACGCCGATTTCTACGTTGCTGTCGCAGGGCATCGGAGATCCGTCGATCAGAACGTGGATCAACGCTGACACGGTGCGCGTGGCTGAGTATTTCTATGTGGAATACGAGGCGATCAAGCTGAACCTGTACCCCGGCAATCTGACGCTGGAAGACGGCTCGCCGCAGGACCGGCAGTTGCGCGACGCGGGGCTGCGGCCGCTGCGCAGCCGCACGGCGCAGGCCAAGCGCGTGCGCTGGATGAAGACCAACGGCTACGAGATCCTTGAGGAAAACGAGTGGGCCGGCAAGTGGATTCCGGTGGTGCGCGTCGTCGGCAACGAGTTTGAGGTCGAGGGCCAATTGCACATCAGCGGGCTGGTGCGCAACGCCAAGGACGCCCAGCGGATGTACAACTACTGGGTGTCGCAAGAGGCTGAGATGCTGGCGCTGGCGCCCAAGGCGCCGTTCATTGGCTACGGCGGCCAGTTTGAGGGCTACGAGCAGCAGTGGAAGACCGCCAACACGCAGAACTGGCCCTATCTGGAGGTCAACCCTGATGTCACGGACGGCTCTGGCGCGGTGCTGCCGCTGCCGCAGCGTGCGCAGCCGCCGATGGCCCAGCAGGGCCTGATTGCGGCAAAAATGGGCGCTGCGGACGACATCAAAGCCACCACGGGACAGTACGACAGCAGCATCGGGGCGACCAGCAACGAGCGCAGCGGCCGAGCGATTTTGGCCCGCGAGAAGCAGTCCGACACTGGCACGTACCACTTTGTGGACAACCTAGCGCGTGCGGTGCGGCACATCACGCGGCAGATTGTGGACCTGATCCCGAAGATCTACGACACCCAGCGCGTGGCGCGGATCATCGGCGTTGATGGCCAGACGAGCATGGCCCGCATCGACCCCACGCAACCCGAGCCGGTGCGCGAACTGCGCGACGAGCAAGGCATCGTGATCCAGAAGATCTACAACCCCGGCGTCGGCAAGTACGACGTCGTGGTGACCACGGGTCCGTCGTACATGACCAAGCGGCAAGAGGCGATGGATGCCATGTCGCAGATTCTGCAGGGCTCGCCGCAACTGTGGGCCGTGGCTGGCGACCTGTTCGTCAAGAACATGGACTGGCCGGGTGCCGAGGAACTGGCTGAGCGCCTGCGCAAGACCATCGATCCGAAGTTGATGGAAGATCAAGACGATCCGGCGCTGCAGGCAGCCAAGCAGCAAATCCAAGTGCTAATGCAAGAAATGCAGGCCATGCAGCAGATGCTGCAGAACGTCTCGCAATCGATGGAAGCGCAAAAGCTCAGCATCGACACGTTCCGCGCGCAGGCCGACAGCGAGATCAAGGCCTACGAGGCTGAGACGCGCAGGCTGCAGGCGGTGCAGGGTGGAATGACGCCTGAGCAGGTGCAAGAGGTGGTCATGCAGACCATGCGAGACATTGCCACCGTGGGCGACATGGCGGCTATGATGCAGGGTCAGATGCCCACCGCCGCCATCGAAGGAGTTCCCGTATGAGTTGCGAAGCGTTCATCGGCAACCTGTTTCTGGCGCGTGACGTTGCGCACAGCGTGCACTTAAACACGCGCTCGTTTGCCAAGCACTCCGCGCTCAACGAGTTTTACACCGAGATCATCGAACTGGCGGACAGCTTTGCCGAGGCGTATCAGGGCAAATACGGCCTGATCGGCCCGATTGCGCTGCAGTCGGCCAAAAAGACCAACAACGTGGTTGAGTTCCTTGAGGACATGGCGCAGACGATCATGTCTGACCGCTACGATGTGGTCGAGAAGGAATGCACCCCGCTGCAGAACATCATTGACGAGATTCTGGCGCTGTTCTACAGCACCCTGTACAAGCTGAAATTCCTGGCCTGACGGCCCGAAAGGACACCCTGTGGAACTGCTGAAACCCCTTGACGACGCCGCGTTTGCGGCCCAGACCGCCTCGTACACCGGCACCGCCGGCAGCACCGCCGGCTGGCCTGCAGGCCCGCAGGGCGTGGTGGTGTGGTCCACCACGGCGGCGTACATCCGCGTCGGCGTTGCCGCCACGGCCACCACGGCAGACACGCCGATTCCCGCAAACACGCCGATCCCATTTGCCGTGCCGGGTGGCACTGGCGCACCGTGGCGCGTGAGCGCAATCCAGGTCACTGGCGGCGGCACCGTGTACGCCAAGCCGATCAACATCAACTGAGCACCCGCGATGTCGTATTTCGGCGTACCCATCCGCAACGGCCTACCCATCGGGCTGGGCTCGGTAGCCGGGTTCGGCGTCCAGCAGTTTTCGCCTGCCGACCTGTTCTCTGCTGGCGAACAAGGCGCATGGTACGACCCCAGTGATTTCAGCACGTTGTTCACCGACAGCGCAGGCACCACGCCTGTGACCGGGGTGGAGCAGTTTGTCGGCCGCATGAACGACAAATCCGGCAGGGGCAACCACGCCACCTCCACCGGCACAAAACGCCCGAAGCTGGCGGCGAGGTACAACCTGCTGACGCGGACGGAGGAGTTTGATAATGGGTATTGGCTAAAAACCGCTGCCTCTATTACGGCAAATACTTCCGCAACTACTGATCCTCTTGGTGGCAACACCGCAGATGCTTTTGTAGAAAACTCAGCAACATCCGCCCACGCAATCGAAGTAAGCGGCGGTGTTGTTGCTTCTGCTATTTCTTACGTTTTTAGTATTTACGCAAAATACAACGGCAGAGTTTTGCAACTTGCAACCAACTTGCCCGGCTCTAATGTTTACGCAAACTTTGATTTGCAAAACGGTACTTTAGGCTCGGCAAGCGGCGTTACCTCTGCCATTTCAAGTGTTGGAAATGGTTGGTACAGATGCTCTGTTACAGTAACTGCTGTTGCGGGAACTAGAAATGTGTATCCGTGCACGGTTACGACTACAACGTCTGGTTTTGTGGCCAGCTACACTGGAAACGGCGTAGACGGCGTGTATCTCTGGGGCGCAGACCTCCGCCCCGCCAGCCAAGCCACGGGCCTGATCGGCCCCACCTACCAGCGCGTGGTGGACGCGGCGACGTATGATGCGGTGGGGTTTCTGCCGTACCTGTCTTTCGATGGCATTGACGATTCGATGTTGACGGGGAGTATTAACTTCACCGCTACCGACAAGATGACGGTTTGGGCGGGGGTTGGGAAGCAAGCGGACCCCGTCTATGGATGCCTTGCTGAATTGTCAGCAAATGACAACTTAAACAACGGTGCTTTTTCTTTGTTTGCCCCGGCGCTTGGCGATGGTTTTTCTTATGCTTTTTCCTCAAGAGGCACTGTCAAAGTAGCAGTTGGCCCCGGGAGTTCTGCGTACCCAGCGCCAAATACAAATGTTGCAACTTTACAGAGCAACATATCTGGCCCAATTATTGTTGGCAGGGTTAATGCCAGCCAAGTGGCCTCTAGTTCCTCATCGCAGGGCACAGGCAACTTCGGCAACTACCCGCTGTTCATTGGTCAACGTGGCGGCTCCAGCTTACCATTTAACGGCTGGCTGACAAGCCTCATCGTCCGTGGCGCACAGTCCACGCAAAGCCAGATTGAGGCGACGGAAAGCTGGGTCAACGGAAAGACTGGGGCGTACTAATGACCACCATCAGAATCCATAAAACCAGCGACGGTTACATGGTTAGCGACCAAGGTACATGGGTGCCGGGTGTGTATGACTCAGAGGAATCCGCAAGACTGGCAGGTGAACTGTCGCCAGACGCTGTTTACGCAATGTGGGAAGGCGTGCTGGATTCTGGCCGCGACACGGCAACTATTGCGGATGTTCGGGGGAACTAATGGACGTATACCGCAACCTCATCGTCCCAGCCGACCAAGCCCCCTTGGCCCGCCTCATCGCGGCCACGTTGGACCCCGTGAACTGCCAAGATATGTTCACCACCGGCCTATCCCCCACGGGCGACGAGCCGGCCACGCACTACATCAGCAGCGGCGGCATCAGCGAGGGCTTCGCAAACTTGGTGCCCTTTACCGTGTGGGCGCAGGAAGGCGATCCCCCGCAGTGGGTCGAGGTTAGCCACGACCCAGGCAAGCCGGCGAAGACCTTCGCGCTTTGCATCCAAGCCGGCCTGGAGGTCACGCTGGAAGCCATCGAAGTCATGTACGCCAGCGCCGACGTCACCGCCGAAAACCCCTGGGCGGCGATGGCCCGGATGGATCTGCAACTCGTCAGGCCGCCAGTGCCTGAAATTAACGATTCAGCGCAAACCGAAAACGTGGTGGTATAGTCCGCCGCAAACCTTACCGGCCAGGCAGACCGGGGATTCCATGAGAATCATCAATGTCGGAAACGACTGAACTCGAAGCAATTCAACCGGACGCGGTTCCGCAAACCGTGACGGAGCCCGATGCGACGGCCGCAGCGGAGACTCAGCATGAACAGCCGGCAGATCAGGAGCCTCGCAAGTTCTCGCAAGAGGAAGTCGATGCGCTGATCACCAAGCGGCTCGCAAAAGAGCAGCGCAAGTGGGAGCGTAAGCTCGCGCAACCCCAGCAACAGCCTCAGGCGCCGAAGGAACTTCCGCCTGCTGACCAGTTCGCCAGTGTCGAGGACTACGCGCAAGCGTTGGCCGAGCGCAAGGCGCAAGAACTGCTTCAGCAGCAAGAAGCCCGACGGATGCAGGAAGACCTGCTGGATTCCTACCGGGAACGTGAGGAAGCCGCACGGGAGCGGTACGACGACTTTGAAAGCGTCGCGCTGAATCCCAAGCTGCCGATCACGACGGTGATGGCGCAGACGATTCAAGCCTCCGAAATGGGGCCTGACGTCGCGTATTACCTGGGCACGAACCCGAAGGAAGCCGAGCGCATCTCTCGCCTGCCGGCTTTTCTGCAGGCCAAGGAAATCGGCAAGATCGAGGCAAAGGTCGCCTCGGCCCCGCCGGTCAAGAAGTCATCTGCTGCGCCATCACCGATCACGCCCGTGACGACTCGAAACAGCGGCGCTCCCGCCTACGACACGACCGATCCCCGGTCTGTCAAGACGATGAGCACCAGCGCCTGGATTGAGGCGGAACGGTTGCGCCAGGTCAAGATGTGGGAAGCGCGGCAGAAAATCCGCTGAAATCTCTGTTTGAAAGGATCAAATCATGGCTCAGAGTTTGCTGACCATTGACATGATCACGAACAAGGCTCTCGAAATCCTCGAGAACAACCTCGTGGTCACCCGCAACGTGAACCGTCAGTACGACAGCTCATTCGCCGTCGAAGGCGCCAAAATCGGCGACACGCTGCGCATCCGCCTGCCGGATCGTGCGCTGGTCACCGACGGTGCTGCGCTGGGCGTGCAGGAGGTGAACGAGCAGTACACCACCCTGACCATTGCCTCGCAGAAGCACATCGGCGTGAACTTCACCTCTGCCGAGATGGCGCTGTCGCTCGACGACTTCGCTGATCGCATCCTGAAGCCGCGCGTTTCGCAACTGGCTGCAAGCATCGACGCCGATGTCTGCAACGCCTACAACCAGATGTTCCAGTCGGTCGGCACCCCGGGCACCACGCCAGCGACCTCGCTGGTGCTTCTGCAGGGCAACCAGAAGCTGAACGAAGCTGCTGCCGTGATGAGCCCGCGCTACGTCACCGTCAACCCGGCGGCAAACGCAAGCCTGGTGGAAGGCATGAAGGGCCTGTTCAACCCGACCAGCACGATCTCGCGCCAGTTCAAGAACGGCATGATGGGCGAGGGCATCCTCGGCTACGACGAGATCAACATGTCGCAGTCGATCAAGGTGCACACCACGGGTTCGCGCACGGGCGCCATCAGCGTGAAGGGCACGGTGTCCACGCAGGGCGCCACGACCATCACGCTGAACGGCACGACCGGCAATACGCTGGCTGTTGGTGACGTGTTCACCATCGCCAACGTGTTCGCCGTCAACCCGCAAACGCGTGAGTCCACCGGCTCGCTGCAGCAGTTCGTGGTGACCGAGGCCAACACGGCGGCGTCCAGCGAATTCACCAACGTGAAGATCTCCCCGGCGATTTACACCAGCTCGCAAGCGCTGGCCACGGTGAACTCGTTCCCGCAGGACACCGCCACGGTCACGTTCCTGGGCTCGGCTTCGACGCAGTACCCGCAGAATCTGATCTACCACAAGGACGCGATCGCGTTCGCCACGGCGGATCTGCTGCTGCCGCAAGGTGTGGACATGGCCTCGCGCAAGGTCCACAACGGCATCAGCATGCGGATCGTGCGCCAGTACGACATCAACAACGACCGGATGCCCTGCCGGATCGACGTGCTGTACGGCTACAAGGTGATCCGCCCGCAGATGGGCGTCCGTCTCTGGGGGTGATCATCCATGTCCTTCACCAAGCCCATTGGTGTTGCGTTCACGGACCAAGATCTTGACGATGCCACGCTGGGGGCTTCCCCCAGTGCTGGCGGCAAGATCGGGTTCTACGGCGCCACGCCCGTCACTCAGCGTGCGGCGGCGGTGCAGGCGGCTTCGGTCGTCAGCGCCTCGTCGTACATCACTGTCGGCAGCAACCTTGCGGCGTGGGCCGCCGAGGTGAACGCCACCCTCACCGGCCTTGGCCTGTGGAAAGGTGCCGCGTAAGCGGCAGAGAGGATCATCATGTCTGCAGCAACTTTCGAAGCTCCGAAGATTGGTGACGGCGAACAGATCGGCGATGGCAACACCGCCGAAACCCTGAACGTCGGTCGCTCCGGTCAGCCCATCAGGGTCCAGCCGTCGGCGACCGGCACGCTGGGGTTCTACGGCAAGACGCCGGCCACCCAGCGCGCTGCCGCCATCCAGGCTGCGTCGGTGGTGTCCGCCACCTCGTGGGCCAGCGTCGTCAGCAACCAAGCGGCGTTTAACGCCGAAGTCGCGGCCACGCTGACCGGCCTGGGTCTGTGGAAGGGCGCGGCGTAAGCCGTCACTGACCCATGCCCAAGGTTGTCTTCTGCGTTCCGACCATCAAACGCCCGTACCAGCAGTGCTTGAACAGTCTGGAGGCGTCCATCCCCCTCATCAAAGCCGCCGGCTGGGACGAGGGTATGGTCAACGAAGTGGGCAACCCATACATCAGCGCGGCGCGGGCAACCATGCTGCGCAAAGCGCTGGACGCCAAGGCGGACGTGATCGTGTTTATCGACCACGACCTGTCTTGGCGGCCGGCCGATCTGCTGACGCTCATCAACACTGAGGGCGATGTCGTCGGCGGCACCTACCGGTTCAAGTCCGACGAGGTGTCCTACATGGGCACCATCCACAGCACGCCTGCCGGCACGCCCGTTGTGCGCGACGATGGCGCGATCAAAGCGCGTCTGCTACCTGCAGGCTTCCTCAAGGTCACTGCGGCCGCCGTGGACCGTTTTATGACCGCCTATCCGGATCTGTGCTACGGCGAAAAGTACCGCCTGAGCGTAGACCTGTTCAACCACGGCGCGCACAAGGGCCTGTGGTGGGGCGAAGACTACGCGTTCTGCCGGCGCTGGGAGGAGATGGGCCAAGAAGCCTGGCTGGTTCCAGACCTGCAGCTTGACCACCACAGCGCGGACAAGTCGTATCCGGGCAACTTTCACATGTACCTGCGTCAGCAGCCTGGAGGCGACCTATGCCCATGATCTACCTCAAGCACCCGCGCCACGGGCACAAGATCGCCACGTTGGATCTGGAAGCAGAATACGACGAACAGAACGGGTGGGAGCGGTATACTCCGGGACAGGAATCGTCCGACGATGACCCGGAGCCCGCAGTGAACACGCTGGCTTCTCGCGGCCGACGTCGCAGGGAGTTCGCCAATGAGCACCACAGCGGGTGACCAGATCAATGCAGCACTCAGGCTGATTGGTCAACTGGCCGAGGGCGAAACCCCGTCGGCCGAAACATCTCAGGACGCACTGGCGGCCCTGAACCAAATGATCGACTCCTGGTCGATTGAGCGCCTTGCGGTGTTCTCGACGCAGGATCAGGTCTTCACGTGGCCGGCAAACACGGCTACGCGCACGCTGGGGCCGAGCGGCAACTTCGTCGGCAATCGGCCGGTGCTGATTGACGACAGCACGTACTTCCGCGACCCGGCCACGGGCGTGTCGTTTGGCCTGCAACTCATCAACCAGAAGCAGTACAACGGCATCGCGCTGAAGACTGTGACGTCTACCTACCCGCAGATGATGTGGGTGAACATGACGTTCCCGGACATCGAGATGACGGTGTACCCGGTGGCCACGAAGTCGCTGGAATTCCACATCGTCAGCGTCGAAGAACTGACGCAGCCGGCGATGCTGAACACCGTGCTGGCGTTCCCACCGGGCTACCTGCGGTGCTTTAAGTACAACCTGGCGATGGAGATCGCCAACGAGTTCGGCGTTGAGCCCCCGCCGCAAGTGCAGCGCATCGCCATGACCTCAAAGCGCAACCTCAAGCGCATCAACAACCCCGATGACCTGCTGGCCATGCCGTACAACATCATGGGTCGGCGCAATCAACGGTTCAATATCTTCACGGGGAATTTCTGATGG